GCAGAGTTGGTGAATGCGTTGTTCAAAATGTTTGCACCAGTGACCTGCTTGGTGTTAGCCATCGAACGCGCAAGCGCCTTGGTGTAACGCGACGCCAGACGGTCATACAGGTTATCTTCAATCGCCTCTTCGGTGATCGAGAAAGCCAGTGCAACAGTCTGGTGGGTGTATCGAGCCGTGAACGACTCGTTTGCCATGTCATACGCAACCCCGGCACCTTCCGCCTTGTTAGGAGCGGCCGCGAAGCCCGTCAGCATCACCTCTTCTTCGAACGCACGCTCAGACGATTCAATATCAAAAATGTCTTCGTGTTCGTTCTCATAGCGCTTGTATTCCATACCGAACAGGGCGTTCAGTCCGGGCTCAAGCTCTTTTACCAGTTGTGCACGAGTGATGGCCATGATTAAACTCCCGCGGTGCCGGTACTGGCACCATAAAGATGGTTATTCGGCTTAACAATAAGCTCTGCGTACTCTGAGAGCACATCGTTATTCCCCGGAGCGTTGTACACGCCCATAACTTTCCACGCGTAAGTAGCATTGCCCGTGACCGGAACATCAATCTGTTGGCCAGAAATGCCCGTGGTGGTGCTGCCCGCGGTAGTCGTGACAATCACTGCATTACGACCAACGGCCGTAACAGCTGCGATGCCCGAACACTGAACAACAAACGAGGAAGTCGGGTCGTCAACAACAAAAGCAACGATGTCCGAAGCAACAACGCTTCCCGGGTAGAAGTTTTTGAACGTGGTTTTCTTTGTGGTCGGATCAGTGTACTGACACCCCACAAAGACACCCAACAACGGACCAGCAGTAGCTACGGTGACGTTGCCTCCAGACAAAGTAACGCAATCGCCCTGAAAAATCGCGGTGCCATAGTTGCTGGCAATACTGTATGAAGTATTGCCTTGGTTTGCAACAGTGCTACCCACACGACCTACCGGGCGAAAACCAAAGGCTTTATTTGTGTTAGCCATTGAAGTTCTCCAAAAAGATTAGGGTCAACCCAGCCCTTAACTACGAGGGCCAGAAAAAGTTACACGTGAGTCCCGTTCAGGGTTATTAATGCGCATGCTCCCATGTGCATTTTCTCTCATCATGTCGTTATCGATTGCTTGAATCTGCTCTCTTGCCTTTTGCAAGAAATATGCGTTTCGTTCTTCTTTGGTCTCTAACGGAATCTTGGCAAGCATAAGGCCACCTACGGCAACCACACCTTTGTATTTGCCGTCATCAACCGTAGGCATGTAGTCACGGTGCTCTTCCGGCAACTCCTCTATACGAACGAGTTCATAGCCTTCGCGCAACTTACCGAACACATGCTGCTTGTCAGAAAAACCGTTAACTTCCGCACGAATCCAACGATACGCATACCCCTCCGGAGGCTGAGGAGCATCAAGTCTAGAAGGACGAACCCATGGGCGACGACGCGCAGTTGTCTCACGGCTATCAGACGTGCGAGCTTTGCGATCTAACGACGGTACTTGTGTCTTATCCATGATTCAATCCTTCACGTATTTGGCATATTCCTCGAGAGGAACGCCAAGTTTTTTAGCAATCGCTACCTGACTCGGTGAAAGTCGAACGGAGCGGCGTGCAGTATTGACCCCGGAGGACCGGGTAGCAGGCGCAACTGCTTGCACGGGACGTTGCGCTCTGGTTTCAGCAGGTTGCGTTGTTTCTCGCCTTGCCTTGTTAGGAAAGGTTTCAACAACGCGTCTGTCCAGCTCATCATAATACTCATCCGAACTGGCGTCAAATCCCTCATTCTCAATTAATTGGCGGTGAATTCCCCAAACCGCATGGGTCATCACCGTGTCCTGACCAAACCACGGGTTTCTTTCCGCCCAGTCTTCCGCCCGGGGGTCCGGTTTAGCCGGGGCCTGTCGAGCTTGTTGAGCTTGTTGGGCTTGTTGAGCCTGCTGGGCTTGTTGCCATTCATACGCCTGTTGCTTGGTCCGCGCCTCTTCCGTCATGGATTGCCGTTCAAACATCAGCGAGGTCAGACGCTCATGAGCTTCTGTTTCCGTGTCAATATCACCTTCTTCACGGGCCTTGCGGATAATCTGCTTTAGGGCAATCGCTTGCGTTTCAGATCGGGTTTTAGCTTCAGAAAGACGGCCGTTGTCCGTGTGAAGAAGGCGTTTTTCAAGCTCCTGTGACTGCCGCTGTACTCCTTGGGCATACTCCATAGCCGCTTGCTCGCGCCGTTCTGTTTCCCGAAGGCGAGAGGTCAGCTTATCAATGCGCTTTTTGACGTTTTCGCTGTAATCTTCCAGCTCATCCGTTTTTTTGCGCTTTGGGGAAGCGTCCGCTACAACTTCCGGGGTTTGCAACGCGACAGGGCGGTTTGAGGAATCGGGTTGGGTCTCGTCCAGATTTACGGTAACCGCTTTCTCGTCATCCCCCAGCTTTAAATCTAACTGCGTGTCTTCGGTTTCAATTGTCATATAAGCCTCACATGTGGAGGATGTCTTCTGGATCGTTAACCACGGCCAGAATTTCATCGTCATTCAAAACACGGATTTCGCCACCATCAATGTTTAACCGAGACCCCCCGTAACGGGCAAAAACCACCCAATCACCCTCCTTGCACCACGGACCCTTGGGAAACTTGGATTGGTCGGCATAGGCCAGATCGCCCATTTTCAGGACGTAGCCACAACTGGTGGTCAGCTGATTAAGCTGCCGTGTCTGCTCCGGAAGGGCAATTCCACCCTTGCTCTTCTCCCGTCCCATGTAGGGAAGAACCGTTATCCGCCAGCCGGTGGGCTGCGGAACACGCTCCCGAACTTTCTCATGAAGGGCTTTTGGGTCTAAAACACCTGAATCAGCATAAATATCGCCCAATTCGGGTTCTTTTTCTTCTTTTTCCTCATTCCACTTTTTTTCCAAAGTGGTCAGGGTTTCGGTTTCGCTCATAGGGTTCCTTTAAGGGGTTAAAAAGCGTCCTTGCTTTTGGAAAGCAAATCCTTTACGGCTTGCTCAACAAATCTAAGGCCCTCAAGTCTGCCCATCAGAAAGCGATACCTTTCCATGTCGGAAACGGAACCGTTTAATACAAGACTTTCTGCGTCCTGTTGCAAGCGACGAATTTCTTTTAACAGAGCTTCTACAAACTCGAGCATGGTTAATTCCATGTAACAGCAGACGGGTTAAAGGCCCCGTCTGGTGGCCTTGCTTGGGTTAGTTAGTACACACCGACCGGAAGCTTACCATCCTTCTTATAGGTTATGTAACCCCCTTTTTTACGGATGGCTGAAACTTGCTTGCGAGTCGTCACCGACACTCCCGTTTTTGCCGGAGGAAAACTCTTGACGTATTTACGCCCTTCTTCTTGCGCCAACTTACGACGCCCATCCACCGGACCCCCCGCAGCCATGCGCTTGTCCTCTTTTGACTTGTTCAAGGAAATAGCAATGGCTTGCTTGATTGCCGCAGTCTTGTTGGCAGGCGTGCTCGAACCAATTCGACCCTTGTTTTTATACGTGTCGACAATCTCCTTTATGTTGGAGTTGACGACCTTACGGCTACTGCCTGTTTTGAGTGGCATTTGGATTTCCTCTAAAAGCGGGAGGTGCCCGCATCATTGCAATTTTTTCTTGCGAAACAATTTTGGCTTGTTCTTCCTGCGCATCCATCGTGAGTTTTTGCTTCTCCAGCGCTTCATCTGCCTTATTGGATGCTTCAGTAATCCCAAGTTCCTTCTCTTTCAACGAGACCAACGGATCACTTTGATCGCCCTGCAACTTGACCTGAAGGCCTTTAATATCCTGCATGTACTGGGCAATTTTCAACGCAATCATGCCCTCCTTCTGTAGCGCAGAAATCAAGTCCTTCGGGTCCTTACCGTACTGCATGAACAACTCCGCTTCCGTCTGCTCTTCTGCTTTCAGCCGCATGTGTTCCAAGATGTGCTGCTGCAACCTGATCGCAGCGGCTGGGTTAGCTTGCAACATCGGCGAGAAACCCTGCATCAGGTGTGCCACCGTGTGCGCATCATGCTGCTGACCAGCAAACGCTTTTAACGGAGCACCCTCCAATACCTCGGAGTTTTCCATGGCCGGGTCTTTTGGATGCTTGACATTTTGTGGTTTTAAAATTGCATCAATATCCCGCACGTTTAACGCCGAGTACATCCGGTGAAAGGCTTGATACATGTCGTGCATTTGCGGCGCGCTTTGCGCTAACTGCAACTGCGTCTGGGCCAAGGTCACCCTTTGCGCTGAAGAAAAGATGTTTGGGTCAGCAACAGGCAATACCGCTATCAAATTGTCAAAATCTTTTTTCTTGACAGTCCTTGAGGCCCCGGGTACGTCATACGGGTATTCGTCCGGCAAAAACTGCCCAAACCCCGCCGCCAACATTTTGAATTCCTGTTTCTGCGCATAGTGCAGACGCTTGTGGATCGAAGACATCACCATGGACCCGCGTTCTAGCAACGCAATTGTCGTTCCAACCGCAGCGTATTGATTTCCGTCGCCCACGGCCATGTCCGCCGTGTTCGCCAACCGCTGCCCGGCCTCTACACAGAACCCCAACAACTGAAACAGCGTCTGGCTCGGCTCTTTGTACGGCAATGGCAGCATCTGGCTTACCAATTCCGCACCACCCGCGTCCATGTCCCGCCATTCACCCGGCTGCAATGGCACATCGTCGTTCATGATCCGTGCGCCTTTGGCCTTGAACCCAGCAGGCAGGTTGGCCAACGTCCCCGCATCAATCAATTGACGCAAAGCACTTGTCGCGGACCGCGAAAGGCCTCCAATCAAGTGCACAAAACCCAAGCCATACGCACCAAGGCCCTCGATCAACACGTAATGGACAAAGTATTGTTTCCGACGCTTCTTGGCATCCTCCGGGTCCCAGTTTCTGCGCACAGAAACCACTCGGTTTTGGCTTTCTTCAATGGTGATCACATAGGGAAGCTTAATTCCTGTGGGTTCACCCGATTCGTCCTCATCTTCAAACCCCGGAAGGTCCCAATCCACCTGAAATTCAAGGAAAAACAGCTCTTCTGTCTCACTTGAAGGCAAAATCCCCGAAATCTTGTCAACTCTGTCGCCAATTTGGTCCGGAATAGCCGGTTGCGCGCTTGGTTTGAGGTCCAAGTCAAGATATTCACCGCTATACACCCGTCTGCGGTAGTCATTCTCGCTCATTGCAAGGCGATGCGTGATCCGTGAGCATTGGCTCATGACACTTGAGCCGCTATACGGGATGTACAGGTCATCTGGCAATACCAGCTTGCTCACCATCCGCTCAAGGTGGTAGTCGTAATACACCTTCTTGAACACCGAACCGCCATACCCAAGGTAAAAAAGCGCCTGATCCATCTCCGGGGTGTACTCTTCCATCACCGTCGTAAGCTGGTAGTTCATGAAATCCCGCACGCGCTCGGCTTGCTGC